CTCCAAAACGAAAAAAGGGGATAGGGACAACCCCTACCCCCTGCAACCAAGACGGTTAATAACCAATTAGAAAACACTAATGCAAGAGCGTAATTGCTCTGCGCAGATTACTCGTCAGAGTCTTCTGCAAACACCGAAGTAACTTCAGCGTATACATCTTGAGTATCTTTGTTAATGTTATGTTTAACTTGGATACCGCCAACTGCTGCACCTTTCAGGTCAAGCATTGTCCACTCTTCGTCAGTGTTTTGACCAGCCGCTAGACGAACTTTACCAAGTGCAATGTTGCGACCAGGACTTACATCTAGCATACCGTCGTCAGTCAAATCGAGGAATAGTTGTTGACGTACTGTAGCATCTTGGTCGTCTGCTACGTTCATTTCTTTACGCACATCTGGGTCATTTGACTTATAGATAATTGTCAATTGCGCCCAAGTTTTACCAGCGTTTTCACCGTCTTTCACTGTACCAGAATTCAAAGACAGGTCTTTAATCACAATGCCTTCGTCATGAGTACCGTCTGGGAACGGGATACGTTTAGTATCAAGTGCAGCTGCCACAGTTTGTTGTAGGAATGCGTCTTTATTAAAAGCCATGTTAAAATCTCCTGCGCATCTTGCGCGTTTTTGTTTACAATTTAAAGTTGGGATATTTCCCAGTACAAGTTAACTTGCTACTGTTTAATGACTTGCAGCGCCGTCAGTTTCTTCTGGTTGAAGTAAAGCGATAATCGCCTGATACGGAACACAGGCAAAGAGATGCTCATCTTTCTCTTCATTGCCAAATATCTCTCGCACCATTTGAGGTAAAAAGTATACTTGATTATTAATATACTCTTGACCCAACGCTTCAACCGCAGCTTTACCCATGCTAGCTACCACACCTTCTGGTGGTATCTCAGGTTTTGTCTTTGCATTCAACAAGATGATAGACTTAACAGGATTCTTAATTCGAATCATTACCATCTCGTTAGCAGCTACCCACTTAGCCATCTACCTTCTCTCCCTTCTCAAAGAGGCTTGACCAGCTATCCCAAATAGCATCAAACCCAGGTTTCAACTTAGCACTTCTCGGTAAGTTACGGGATTTCAACTGCATGTTCTTATCTTGCGTTGACCAGATAAAACTATCGCCCTCGTCACTCGCAAGAATAACATCCGAGAAATGCTTGCCAAAATCATAGCTGTTTTTATTACCAAGCAGCTTAGGATAACGATAAACCTTACCAGTAACTTGGTCACTATTCAACTCCAAGTGAGCAAGAAGTACAAAGCCACAGGTTAAATCGTTAACACACTGTGTAATCAAACGCATCTCTACGTCCATCGCACAGCCCCAATCCGATTGAGTCTTGTATGGCTTAGCTCCAACAACCAAGTCCATACTCATCTGGTTGATACCAGACAACCCGTCAATAACCAGAACGCGGTCGTTTTCCCAAGTACTCACGTCACCGAACTCATTACCATGCTGGTCAATGAAGTTCTCACACAAGCCATACAGTTCTATGAATTGCTGAAAGTTCTTATTCTCAATCCCTTTCATGCTTTGCAAATCTTTTTGCTCATTCATGTTGACCATACGAGCTACCTTACGCATCGTACCAAAGCCTGGACTGCCGGCACTGATTCGAGCATAATGAAGTTTCTCAGTACTCACGCCGCGTTCACGGCAGGCATGTAACAAAGATTCTTTACCCTGCTCTGTGAAGATAACGAAAACTTCCAGACCAGCTTCAAGCAAACTGACAAGCTGATAAGTTTTCCCAGCCCCTGGCATCCCAATCAAGAGAACTTTCGGAGCTTCTTCATTCGCAGGCACATTACGATAAGCCATTTAATACCTCGTTATTCAAACATTTGCAAATTTATATATACTATAAATTTACAAAACAATAATAACCTTTAGCTGAACCACTCGCAACAATTTATTTACGAGACATTTTACTACGTTTTCTTACGTTAGCTTTCTTTTTAGCTGCACGTTTCGCAGCCGCTGCGCCACCCACTGAACTGCCATTTCGTTTAGCTCGCGTATCAATAATTTGCCCGCGAACATTACGTTGCAACCAGTTAGGAATTGTAACGCGACCGCCACTCTCACCCACCACCTGGAACCCTGCAGCAGCTGCACCAAGAATAGCTCCAGCCACTCGTCCCACAAAACCAAGTTGTTTTTTCATAACAAATGTATCCTCGTATTTTTGTGAAGGCTCTTGCCTTCAAGATATTTACCAGAGATAACCATGAAGTCCCTCTTCAGCACATCAACATCAAGCGCAAAAGGAGCCTTCTGTCTATCCGTTCCAACGTAAAGCCACAATACCCCGCCACCACATGCCTCGCAAGGATTACTTATAACTCTGTGATATTGATTTACACCAGCACCTTCAAGAGTCATACTTGCCCAAAGCTTACCACACCCTGGGCAATGATGGTGCAAATGTTCAGGACGATGTTCTTGGGAAGTTTCATACTCAGCTTTAAAAGTACCAATCTTCTCTCCCTCAACCGTCACTACTCCTTCCCAAAACTTCTTCATCCTCTACCCCTTAACAGTCTGCAAACAACACAGCATGAACAACAAACTCATCTCTAAAATACTGCTCACGAGTAATAAACTTAATACGTCTCTCGAACAGGACTTCACCATCCCACTTGGCTTCATACGTAATCATATTTCCCTCAAGCGTACACGGTATCCCTACAGTATCCAGCAGCCCTTTAAAAATATGCTTAACCCTGCCTACTTCATTCATTCCATGCGGGGTTACATAGGTAAAGTCCTGGTTGTGCTTATCTTCCAGCAGGGCAGCAAGCAGCTTAACCAACTTACGAGTAGTCTTACCTGAGTTTCTCATAATTCCTCCACATACTTAACAGGAGAATTCTCTGGGTCTTCTGGATTCCAGACACGAATAGGCATACTGTTCAGGACTCGATGTGGCAATTTACTTTTGCAAACTTCCACAAACTTACAGCCCCCATAAGCAGCACACCCATCCGCCAAGTCATACTCCCAGTTCGCTTCCTTCCAGTTATCAACCATCTTCTGGAAATCCGTGTTAACCTGCTTCCACCAAATATCCAAAAGATGAGGAGGGAATCTTACGGGCACCTCCATGTGGTCATAACTATTCTTCAGGATACTTGTACCTCTCGCTATAACACCAACCGCAGGAATACCAAGAATCCTTTTAGCTGCATAGGTATATCCCATGAACTGGCTACGCAAGTCCCATTGACGTGCCCAGCTTGCACCAAGGCTGCTCGTAGTCTTATCATCCCCAAGAAAGATAAGTCCCTGCCTATCTTCCGTATAGTCGAACCGGAACGAGTACATCAACGGCTTGCCAGTCACTGGATGCAGCACATCCAACTCCAGGGTACCTCCATACTCACTCATAGGAACTCCATCACGGTAGTACATCTTACCTACTGCCGCTTTTGGATGATACTTATCCCAATAAGAGAGGAAAGCTCCAATCAGTCTGTCGCAACTCTTAGGACTTTTCTCCCAATCGGGATGACTCTCTCTTTGCTCGTCATATCCATACGATTTAATAATCGCATAAATCCCTTTATCAAGAGCCTTCTCGTAGTTCTTATAATCTTCAGTGTCCTTCGTAAAATAACTCTTACGGAACACATCCAATCCTTCAGCGTACGCCCGCCCTGCGTGAAGGTGTATATTATCAGCACCCATCACACGACAAAGCAGGAACTCCTGAAAGAAGCTTCGAGGACACTTACGATAATTACTGCGCATAGTGTTATCAACCGTTTCAGGAAAGGGAGGTAGTTCCCTCCCATCCAGATACTTAGCACTATTCACAGACGCCAGCATATCACAGCGTTCTTGTGGAGTCATGCTCATCATAAACCTCCCAACAAATCACCGAGAAGTTTATCAGCATCAGCCGTTGGCTTCTTCGCTTTAGAAGCTTTCGGAGCTTTCGTAGCTTTAGCTGTAGCTTTAGCTTCCGAGCCATAAGCTTTGCGAATCCGCATAAGAGCGTCATTCAACTCTTCTTCTGGAATCGCTTCATTGTTAGCAATACGACGGCGCATATCTACGAGAGTACGTCTCGTAACCTCGCCTTCACTTATTGGCTGATTCAGTAGGTCGTCCAGCATTTAGAATCTCCTCTAATAAATCTTCACTAATAGCATCCAATTCTCTCAGATGCTTCGCAAACAATTTTTCCAGCAGGTGTTTTAAACTGCCGTACTCAATCTTCCCTGGCTTTGTAGGGTCTTCCAGAAGTCTAAAGA